TTAGCCAAAGATCAGCCTCCCGTAGTAACGGGATGCAGCATCCCACATGATTTCTACACAGCAGACAGCGCCAATACGGCTATCCACAAACGCAGCCCCATCAGGCCAGATCACATTGTCAGGCCATGTGATTTCGCAATTTCCACCATAAGGCTGCTGGATGAGCACACGCATGCTCTGCAATTCGCCAACATTGCCGCCGGATACAGACAGAATGCAATTCTGATTGGGCAGAATGCGGTAGCCAATGTTGCCCCGGTTTGCGAAAGGCAGGTCACAAGAAGCACCAGGATTTGCTTTTGTCAGCATCGGGATGCCGCTTGTCACGGCATCCACAATCTGACCGCCGGAGAGGGTGCTGCCACCCGCCCCGGTTGCAACCCCTGCTGAAAAATCAAGCAGGGTTGGCATTATGCACCTGCCTTGGCTTCAAGTGCCGCAACGCGCGTTGTCAGAGCAGACAGAGCGTTTTCCTGTGCAGCAATCTTGGCTTTTGCAGCCTCGAACAGAACACACAGGATCTGGTCATAACGCAGCATCTGCATATAGACCTGCTTACCTTCGCCATCCAGAACAGGGCTTTGGACGACAGAACCATCAACGACTTTATCCTGATAAACAGGAGTATTTGTCCACAAGGCGTATTTTGCGGGGTCAAGACCTGCCGCTGTAATAGCTGCCTGCACCTGCTGGGCAATGAAGCCCGCATGAAGGCGAGCTGCATCAGCGCCTTTCTCAGCAATGGAAGCATTAAGCTGGAACATGCAGGTATCCAACCCAAACAGTGCTGCGGCCAGTTTCTGACCATCTGTATAGGACACATCACCAAGAGAACCGATAACCGTTTTCTGGGTAGCGTCAGAAGTCACCTGCACGGCAGTTTTGGAGTAGATGTTCCCATAAGCAAAACTGGCGCTGCCCAAATCAGAGCTGCCGTCACCAGCAGGACGCACACGATCTACACCAGACAACGTGAGAGCAGATTTGCTATCAGAGTCAACAATGCCCCAAATCAGAGCATTAATGGTCGTAGTACCGTTTGATATCATCCTCTGCGTCAACGACTGGATCGTTTTAGTGGTGTCAGCACCATCGCCATAGATCAGAGTGGCATTGTTATTTGATCCGACTGGGACAACCACGCCGCCATTCGCATTGATCGCAGTATAACCATTTGCCGCGCCAGCTTGTGATGTCTGCACAGCGTTGGCTGCTGCTGTCTGTGCTGCTGTTGCTGTGGACTGTGCTGTTGCCGCAGCGGCACTTGCAGAGGAAGCAGCAGTTAGAGCATTAGCTGCATCGTGCCCTGCCTGCGTGGCAGCGCTTTTTGCGTCAGAGGCATTGCTGGTTGCTGTTGCTACAGCCGTAGCATTATCTGCAACAGCCTTACCCATATCAGCAAGCGTCTGGCTGGTCGTGCCGCCTGTAGCGGTTACAGAACAGGCAGAAAGGTCAAGGTTCGTAGGTGCGCCGTAAGTTGTAGCCATTGTAAAATTACTCCGAAACGGCGCACAGAACGCCGATGTTATTGATTGTGTTAGGGAAGAAAACGCTGCCGTCTGTCAGAACAATTCCGGTACCGGCATCAACAGACAGACCAGCAGGCAGAGATGAAGGATTGCTGACGTAAGACGCAGGCGCGACATACACATTCCCGTTCACGGTGAAATCTGATGGAACAGTGCCCGTAACGCTAGGCCGCGCCACCACTGCACCACCCAGAACAGTCAGGTAATCACCATCCTGCATGGCCGTAGCCATATCAGAAAGCGCAACATCACCTGATGCAGTCCGTACCTTTGCGCTTTCATCAAGTGTTAAAAGAGGCTTAAGCGTGGCTGCCTGCGTCTGCGTGGCTGGCTCAACGGTCAGCGCAGATTGCAAAGCCGTACCGTCTGTCAGTGCCAGATTGCCGTTTGCGTCCAAAGCAGCTACGCCGCCCGCTTTACCGCGTGCTGCGTTTACGCCATTGGCTGCATTCTCGGTTGCCTGTTCTGCTTGGGCAGTAGCGGAAGCCGCAGCCTTTTGCGCTTCAGAAACTGCATCGTCCAAACCAATAGCCTTTGAAATGCCGTCAGCTAAAACAGCAACGGACACCTGAGCAGCCTGCGTTGTACCAGATGATGTGACAACAGACACAAGTGTATCAGTTGCCGCCACAGATTCTGCCTGTGGCAAGCTACTGATCGGGGTTCCCGATTGAGTTGTGCCAGACAATGGCACCTCCTAATTATGCAATAAGAAGAATATCCGTCCGGGTCTGAAAAATCTGATTCAGAAGATCTGTGCCGGATGGGGATGTTAAATGCGTGCCATCAGTTGACAGCAGGCGATCTAACGAAATCTGACTGGTATGACTGCGATCTAGGGCCAGAATGGAATTGTCTGGAAGCCGCAATGCATTGGGAGGCACAGGCGTTCCGTCTGGAAAGGTTGGCACTGGGTTAGGGGCACTAGCTGTGCCGTTTGCAATCGCAATCAAGACGTCCTGAAGAATTACACGCCCTTGCTGCGTTGTTATTTTTACGTTGACTGTCTGCGTTGTTCCCGGATCACCTCCACCCAAGAAAACACACGCCAGACCATTTACAATGCTGCACCATGAAACGGACAGATCTGTGGGCAGCCCTTGCGCCGTTAGAACCGATGCTGACACATGAGATATGTAATCGTTCGTGCAGCAAAGAATTTTCGATGCATCAAGCGAAAAATCAAAGTTTCCCGCGCTACTTTTTGGGGCCCATGAAAGTAGAATAGTGCTCGCTACCAGCCCCCTAGCCCGCAAATTTGTAGCTTCCGGTATTGCGATGGTCCGCGCACAGGCTGGTTGCCATATAGGGGATGGGATTGGCGCGGTCATGGAACGGCAATCACAATAAATGTTTGCGTAATGGTCGCGCTCTGGGGCGCCCCTGTATGATAAGAAGCAACAGACACAAGCGCCGTGCTTTCCGTCCAACTCACAACATTTGTCATACCAAAGCCATTTCCGTCAGTGCCGTTTTGGGCAGCCACAAAAATGGTTTTTGAATATTCGCGTGGAAGTTGGATAGTTTGATTATTGCCAGAAACTGTTGCGGTAAATGTTTCAATAATTGCGCCGGGAACATCTGCTAAAACATAATTCCCCGCCGCTTGTTTCCCGTCAATCTGCGTTTGCAGGTTGGTATCAGCATCAGTCCGCGCTTCGGCTTCATTTGTGATCGCTGTATTGCGTGCGCTTGCTTCAGCAGTAACGTCAGACTGAAAAGCAACCAGCCCTTTTGGGGTAGTGATATTCCCATTCCATGAGAAATACCACTGATATGTTACGCCGGTAGCATCGTAACCCGTTAGGTTTAAGCCAGACTGATCTGCTGCCCCATTCCCGTGAACATCAGTGACAGACCATGTGCCTCGGAAATCCCCATTATCAGCCGGATTTCCGAATTCAATACCATTGGTAAACACAATTTCACCAATTGCTGGTGAATTATTATTCCATCCACCACCAACCCCGCCAGCAACCCATGAAGAATTATTCAATATCCCGCTCATGGTATCGCCGGATTTTTTCACGTATGTATTGGCCGCGATTGCAGCAGTCAGATACCCGTCAAAAAGACTTTTCCATGTCGCACCATTTGCCCCAGGCGTTGTGATATTGCTATCTGCCGTAGAAACCCAGAAGGAGCCGGGGGTAGCCCCTGAAACAATGGCGCCAGCAGGATACCCGCCGATGGCCTGCGCAAAGGCAGCATTAAAAGGCCCAACGTAACCTGCCTGCAAAACCTGAATGGCACGAGAAAGACGGTGCAGAAACCCGTTCATATCCGCGCCCCGAGGGGGTGAGCCGCCTGCTGCACGGTCAATAAAGGTCTCTGGGGGAAACCCCAGTGCAATGCTGGCGCTACCATCTCCTGCTGTGGCCTGCGTGTCTGGAACAATTGCCACGTTTCCAGATGCCGCTGCCGCCGCAATAAGGGCGTTAAAAAGCCCCAGATCATCAGACTGTTTCATCAGGAAGAACTTTTTATTGAATAGGAGATTGCAACACCGGCAGGCCTAGGCAGTGCGCCAGAGTTTTCGATGATGGAAACCTGCACATCAGTCGGCACAAAATTGAACACGTAAGTCATGCTCATATTGCCGTTGTCCTGCACATAGGCATCCCCCTGCCCCGCAAAGAGCGTTGTCAGGATCTTGTTAATTGAGAAAACTGAGCCGTCAGTGATGTTGGCCAGTGCTTTGGCTTTTATGAGCTGGCGATACCCATCATCAGACAGGCTGTAATTGTCTGTCGCCGCATTTCCCGCGAAAAAAGGTGCGTTGTTAAACCCTTCTTCCGTCAGATCATTCGCTTCGGAAAACCCAAAGTATTTACTGGATGTGATCTTGAGAACGCGGCTGACACCAACAATGCGGCCCCATACATCTAGCCCATACCCGCGGGCAGTATCCAAATCCCAGACATCCGTGTACCACGCATCTATCAGAGACGCTGGGTCTAGCGCCTGATTCCAACCCTCAATCAAAGAGCTAATGGTTGGAGATGATGAATACTGAGACAGTATTGTTTGCTGGACGTTTTGCATGTCACGCGATTGCGACAGTGATGTTGGCCGCTTCTATGGTGGGTATCTGATCGGCCTGCATTTGCAGTGTAAACCCGGTTGGGTTGGCCGCTATGCCTATGGTGATTTCGACAATCTGCACCCATGATCCCAAGGCGGCTATTGGCCCGTAATACCGGCTGGCAAAGAGTAAACTGGCAATACGTGCCCGCGTGCCACCATCGCCACCATTGAAAGCGGAAATTATGGCCGCCTGCACATCTCCTGTTGCCGTTGAAGGAACAGAAGATCCGCTTTTAAGCGTTACAGCAATGTAAACTGGTGTAGGCGTGGCGCGCGTAAACTGCACCGTATAGCTTGGCGCTGTAGTGTAGCCACTATTTGGGTCAGTCACGGTCACGCTGCTAGCGCCGGTATAGCCGCAACCTGGTGGCTTTTTGCTTAGTATAGCGCGAGCAATATCTTCATCCGCACCGCCATTTACGCATACAAACAAGCTATGCGCCGCGATGGAAACACCATTGGTTGTTTCCGCCGCATCAGTGCTGTTGTCGGTCACATATGCATCCGTTACGCCGCTAACCGCCTCTACCGCACCAAGAACAGCGTCCAGAGAGCCAACGGAATTTGCCGCAACGCTTTCTTGCCTGCGCTGCTCGAACTCCACTCGGCTTTCTTCATCGGAGCCTGTTACCCCAGCAGATGGGCTTGTAACGGATGATAAGCCCACTACGGACTGATAAACCGATACACTGCTGGAAGCGCATTCAATCGCGCCTGTTTGAGTGCAGGAGAATATGCCTGTGCCCGTGCCCGTCGCATCAATCGTGATGGCACCATCTGCCGCATACGTCTTCCCGTTGCCGTCCTGAATGAGCGTTCCTTCTGGGATAACTGTTCCGGCCGCACCTGTGCAGACAACAGTCACGATCGTTGCAGTCGCTCCACGCCGCGTCATGAAATAAAGCTTGCCGATGGCATCCTGCATCCGGCCCGATGTCCTGTCAGGATCTACACCGTTAAAAAGTGCAAGCATCTGGTCATACGCATCACCGAGAATGGCAGTGAGCGACATCGCCAACTGCCCCTGTGGCGTGGAAAGCGCGGTATTCAGCAGATTCCCAAAAGCCGCGTTGATATCTACCAATACGCCTGACAGCATATCGCTCTCGGATGGCGCGACAAACCCGGCATCAGTAAAAGATGGGGCTGGGACTGACGTTGTGCCTGTTTCAGAAGCTGACACTAGACGTGCTCCCGCTGTCAGTCGTGAAAAGAATAACCCCAGATAGCTGACGCGATGCATTCATCCGAGAAAGCACGCATTTTACAGACGCCACTTCTGGGACTGCCGCAGCCACCTGCTCAACATTCGAACGGAATACTGAAACCGACTGATTCCTGCCCAAGATTTTATTGAGATAGGGCAAGCCCAAGGCAGTATTATACCAACATTCGCCTTGGAATACGCGCACAGCAGAGGAAATATCCGGCGCCGTGGCGTAAGGCGCAGACGCAACGGCAATGTTGCCCGAAGCATCAACAGCCAGATCCCACGCTGTGCGGTCAAGAAGGAGGGTAGATGCCATGATACCAACAAAAAAGCCGCCCCATGCGGAGCGGCCTAATTACAAAACGGGCGACGATAGAGAGAGAATGGCATAATCCGCATGCGGGTACAAGCCTATTCTGGTTTACCAGTTGCCCCGCTGCCCGTTTGCACGCCGCCATGCATATGGCTTTGCAAGCTGATATCTCCTGCAGTCACATCCCCTGAAACCTTAACATTGCAGTTAATTTCGCAATCCTCTGCGTCAATAATGAACTTACCGGCTGTTTTAACATGCACGTCATTACCAACCCAGCCAATGTATTCCTCTGGCGCGCCGTTCAGATAACCACCGACATAAAGCGCATCGGCCATATCATGCTGCCGGTATGACCCCGGCGCTGATGCCGTGCGATTGGCTTTCGCACTGGAAATATCACGCCCGCAGATGATAGCGGCGCCGATATCACCCACTTGCGGATCGCAGATAAACGCACGCTTCCCGCCCTGTATGCGCAGGTATGGCACATTGTAGATAACCTCATGCGGGACAACGTTCCCTTGCCCGTCCTGCTGGTGAACAATGGGCCAGATATCAACATACCCAACAGGGTTAAGGCCTGTGCTGCGTACCGCCTTGACCTGCACAAGTGTATCAGCCCCCATCATGGAGAGCGCGCGGCGGATAACTGCATTAGTGACGTTGAAGTCACTCGCAATATCCGATGGCTGCATAGAGCCAACAGTGGGTTTATCTGGCAAAGCCACTTACCTGCCCGGCTATTTCAGGCCGCGCAGCCTCAATAAAGGTGAACCATGAGCCGTTCTCTTCCTCGGTCTGCAAGTCATGCTGCAATCTCAACACAACCCACTGGCCATTGGACGGCGGATAGATATTCTGGGAACCATCAACAGAACGCATCTGACCGTAGGCATTCACCCACGCTGCTGGAGAATACTGGCTGCTGAGCTTGAACGTGTCGTGAAATGCAATTTCAGGGTTAAAGACTGTCCGCAGTGTTACGCCATACTGGCTATAGCTGGGGTATCCTATCAGGCCCGTAGACGATGAAATCTCCAGAATTTCACTCCCAGTCGATGATGTCACCCCTGCTGGCCACGCCGAAAGAACGCCAAACCCCAAATGGTATTGAATGCGAGTGGCCGCCTGCACGGCTGCAATCTGTTCCAGCGCACACCCCTTGTAGGTCACGCCGCCCTTGAGAACGGATGTAATGCCGTAATTGCGGAAAGAAAAACCGATCTTGCCCGCTATGGTTTCCAGAATGGTGGCAACAGGCACATCATTACCAAAGGCCGTAGCAGACACTGATGCAGAAGCGGCATCTACAGTGGATTGCGCGTTGACGATAAAGGCAACATTGGGCGCACCACTAAAATCTGCAAAGGCCTCAATCACGCCGCCAGTAAAGATAAGGGCCTTCTTCTCTCCGCGATTGCCTGCCTTTACGGACACCGTATTCTGGCTCTGACTAACGATACCCGCCTGAATAACAGAGAGCCTGTTCATATCAGACAGTTTCATGCCTTCGATACGCAAGGCGCACATCATGCCCGTTTCATTGGAGGCGCTGACCACCTCACAAGACACACGATGGCCTGTTATGGTCAGCGTATTGTTGGCGCCGTCTGCAAACCCGCCCTGATCCAAGGTAAACGTGACCTCGATCTCGCGCTTTTTGATGGCGTCAGACATTCTGGCCTTCCTGATAAATCAGCAGATACCGTGTGCCTAAGGCGCTATATTCCGGATCTGATGTACCCTGCGTATCCACAAAGGTAAAATCACCCGGGAAGCCGAAATACGCTTCCCGCACCAGCCATGTTCTATCCTGACATAATACGCCAGCCACCTTCATGGTACCGTTCAGCCAGATGTTGGCATACAGGCCCGTGCTGCGCTGCTGGATATCAAAGCGGATTGTTTGCCCGGAAAGCGGCGTTTGTACCTTCTGAAAAGCAACCGCATTGAGAGGGATGGTGTATGCGGATGACATTAAAATATCCCCGTTGGCGTAACCGCATTGAGCGCATCATCATCTGCGTCTTCTGACTGCACATTCCCGCCGTTCTGTGCTGCCTCTCCCTGCGGCTGTGCAGTTAAGGTGTATGCAGCTTCGGCGCTCACCCTTACCTCTTGCAGGAAGACCTCTGCCGTAATCATGGAAGCACCGCGCTCTGATGCGCGCCGGATGTGGTAGCCTACCACATTCACGTTGGTATATTCCCCCTCAGGAGTTACCACGCTGTAAAGATTAAGATCTGCCGTAAGCTGTTCCAGCGTCGCGACAAAAATGCTTTTGAGAGTGGACGCCTGGGAATTTCCACCCACACCGATGCCGCTCAGAAGATCTTCAATCGCACTCGCGCTGCCGTAATCAAAAGATGATCCATCGCAGACCATCTCGACGCGGAAATCTCACAGAAGGGTTGTACATCGGGTTAGATTATGAAAAAGTCTGTTTTTCACAAAAGAAATTTCCATAATCATCAAGAAAACCCGATGCAGACAGAGTGTAGCGCAGGCGCGTATGAGTTTCCAGCCTCCTGTGGACGGCGTGTTGTGGCCCGTTTTGACGGGGGTCGCATGAGTTCGGATGGGGGCGTCATTCTGGTGAAGCAGGCTGATGACATTCTGGGTCTCAGCCGCCGCTTTGCTGCCTGTTTTCGCGATAAGCGGCATCCCGGCTTTGTGGAATACCGGGTTGAAGACCTTGTCCGTCAGCGGATCATGGGCCTGGCACTGGGCTATGAAGATCTCAATGATCACGATGCCCTGCGGCATGACCTGATCTTTGGTCTGGCCTCGGGTCGTCTGTCAGGAGGCCGGGCAAACTGCGCAGCATTGGCTGGCAAATCTACACTGAACCGGTTGGAGCGCAGTGGGCACAAGGCAGATCGTTACTGTCGGATCATTGCTGATCATGAGGCCCTGGCTACCCTGTTCGTCACGCTCTTCCTTGACCAGCATGAGCACGCACCCGCCCGGATCGTTCTGGATGTGGATGCCACCGATGACCGTATCCATGGCCATCAGGAAGGCCGCGCCTTTCATGGATATTACGGCCATAACTGCTATCTTCCCCTGTATGTCTTCTGCGGGGACCATCTCCTCAGCGCTACCCTGCGCACGGCAGACAGGGACCCGGGGAAGGAAGCACTGGCAGACATCCGCCGGATCGTGGAGCAGATCAGGAGCCGTTGGCCTCGGGTGCGTATCCTGGTGCGTGGGGACAGCGGTTTCGCCCGGGACAGTCTGATGACATGGTGCGAAGACAACCACGTTGACTTCCTGTTCGGGCTTGCAGGCAACACCCGCCTGTATGACCGGATTGCCTCTTTGTCCGCTGAGGTTCGTGACGAAGCCGCCACGACAGGCAGAGCTGCGCGCGGTTTCGCCTCCTTTGACTGGATCACAAAGGACAGCTGGACGCGCCGCAGGCGGGTCGTGGCCAAGGCCGAATGGCGCCACGGCAACCGCTATCATCGCTTCATTGTCACCACGCTACCGCAGGGAATGTCCGACCCTCGCCATCTCTACGAACAGATTTACTGCGCACGCGGGGATATGGAAAACCGCATCAAGGAATGCCAGATGGATCTGTTCTCAGACAGGACCTCGTCCCACACCATCCGGGCCAACCAGCTCCGGCTGTGGTTCTCGGCCGCAGCCTATGTCCTGCTGACCGCTCTGCAAAGACTGGCCCTTGGCCAGACCAGCCTGGAGACGGCGACCTGTGGCACCATACGCGCACGGCTGCTCAAAATCGCGACACGTGTAACGCTCAGCGTCCGTCGGATTGTCCTGTCCATGCCGGACATGTTCCCCTGTCAGCATGAATTCGCCCTCGCTCATGCACGATTGCGAAGGCTCCGGCAGGCCATCTGAAGAAACAGACAGTGCACAGACCACATAGCTTCCACCAACACTGCCTTCTCAGGCCGTGACACCCTCACTGCGTTCAGAACCCGCCGCCAGAAGCAGAATATCGTCAATATTCCAGATCGGGCTCCTGTGGTATGACTGAATTCTACAAAATGACCCGAAATTGCCTCAAGTGTGAGAAATCCGCGTCGACAACATATCTGCCCGGTATCCTGTTCTTGTCATACGTGGTGAATGCGCCGTTTTCTATCGGTGCCGTAGACAGCATATAGCTACGGTTAATATCTACCCCACGCACATGCGCAGAGGTCAGAACGGCATCTCCTGCTTGCGTGAAAATACCCCACTGGCTGGCCGCATTCTGGATAAGGTATTCATCCAGCATTGTACCAAGCAACGTGGAAGCGGATGCCTCAACACCCGCAGAGATGGATTGGCCCAGCAGCGCAGGCACGCCTACCGCAGCAGGAATATCCCAGATTTCAGGCATGACGACAGGAAGCAATGGCATTGCTTTAGAATCTCATGTTTTGGGTAAAGGTACAAGGGAAAGGCGGCATCTTTGCTTCCCACGCATACATCTTCAAAGCGAAGCCCTGCATGCATTTGTGCAGTTTTGAGAATTCTGGTAGCTACCTCTCCTTTTTCATCGGCATTCGTGTGGAGGTAGCGTTGAGCGAAGATGCCCTAAAAAGGTGGGTAGATGAAAGTGTGCAAGTATCTATGCAGCATGGTTACAACCCTTCGTATTTCAACGAAATGATTGCCCGTTATGGCGCAAGAAGAGCCATGGCACGATTGGTCAGCACCGGTAAAATTCAGTCTGGACTGCCTCGCTTGAAGCTCTTGGGCCTTGCCTCTGAGTGGTCCATTGAGGCTGGCATTCTAAAATTCCCCGATCTGTTTACCAAAGAAGAGCAAGCAATGGCTAAGTTTCGCCTTGAGCATGCTGACGACCCTCTTCTTCGATGATACGCTCTTCTGATCGGTCTTGACTCCCCACCCTCTCCCCGTACGGCTATGGTGCGGGGGTTTTAGGGAGGGATAGAATGCAGGATAACCTTCAAACATTACCGCAGAGCACTTTTTCTGTATGGCATTGGTTAATCGTATTATTTGTTTTCATGGGAATATATTGCCTTCCCTTCTTTGTGGCGTGTTTTCGTGATTCCACAAAAAAGGCGGCTGTTTTTGTAGTAAATTTATGCTTTGGCTGGACACTCATAGGCTGGATTATTGCCTTTGTTATGGCTGTATCTTACGAAAAGAAATCTGATTACCAACTGCGCATTGCAGCAATGGAAAGAATTGTAAGACAGTAATGCTGAGATTCACCCCCTCATGACTCCCCAAAATCTTCTTCTAAAGGTATGACGGAGCTTTTTGGGGGAAGTTATGGGCCGCAGAAGCTCAAAACCATTCTGGGCTAAAGACTACAAAAAAGCGGCCTATAATAGACAATACTATCGCCGCAAGAAAGCAGAGCAACGTTTAAGTGGAATTATTGGTGTCGCGATTATTTTTGGCGGTATTTTTGCCTTATCTCATTCTAATGGAAGTCATTCGTCAAAATCTTTTCCTGTCACACCATCCTTGGTGCATCCTGCTGCCGCAGAAAGTTCTTCAGGACTAGAAGCATTCGGCCATTACAATCCTGATTTTGACTGTAGCGTTGATCACTCCAAAGATAGCATTGCCACATTGCTATGTGAAAATAGCAACGCCGCAAAACATGAGTTGATCTTTGATCAAACATACTACGCCCTGCGGCAGATCGTTGGCAAAGCTGGTTGGAAAACACTTAAGCAGCAGGTCGTATCTGACGATGGAGCTTTAAAGGCTTGCATAGACACATCTACGCCTATGGAAGAGGCACCCAAAGCAGACCCAGATTGCTATATTTCCAAAATGGCGGAAATCACAGACAAATACAAAACAAGGTTATCTGGCGCCCCCTTGGAAGAAGCCAATCGCGATATCAATGAACATATCAAACTACAGCAACAACTCATTAATCTCGGCTATATGCCGGCAGGAAGTGTTGCCGATGGTGTATATGGGGAAAGCACACGTGCTGCTATTATAAAATGGCAAAAAAACACCGGATACCATACTCCTACAGGGTTCCTTTCCGATGATGATGCCCTCAAGCTCATGGCTTCAACACCGGTTGTACAGGCCACCTCAAAAAGTGAGCCAGAATATACATCATCTGTGACTCCAACCAATGAGAAAGAAAGCAGCAAATCTTTCCTATGAATGATTATTGTCACTGTTCTTGTAATGGCTTTTATATTCTTTCGTCATAAGATCAAAAAGAATGAATATAAAGCTACATGGGATTTAATTAGAACCGAGATTTATACGCAAAAAAAGAACCTTCAAATAGCGAGAACTCAGAAATTAACTGCTGACGCATATGGGACCGTTGACGTCACAAAATGGGCCAAAGAAATAAATTACTTTATCAATACACGCATTTCTCCAATCATTTCCTCTCGCATACAAGATGAAAAAAGACGCGACAAATTGCGTGCTGCTGCCGGGCTTTTAATTGAGCAGATCGCTTCCGAACCATTGCAAGCTGACACAATCACAACAGCGTATCGCAGTGATCCAACAGTTTTTGATCCACGTATGGATCCTTTTGATTATGAACAATATTGCGCGCTTATATTAAGAAACGCAGGATGGGATGCCCAAGCCACAAAGCAAAGCGGCGACCAAGGTGCGGACGTTATTGCACAAAAAGAAGGCGTGAAGATTGTCGTGCAATGCAAACTTTATAGCGGGACCGTTGGAAATGCAGCTGTGCAGCAAGTATATACAGCAAAAACTCACCGAGGAGCTCAAGCTGCTATTGTTGTTACAAACTCGACTTTTTCAGCTTCAGCACGAGAGGCCGCCGCTACAACAGGTGTTTATTTAATCCATCATGCACAACTTGCTGATACGGCAGATGAAATATTCCGCCATTTTAAATTTTCATGATTTATACACTTGAAGGACGATCATCTTGAAAAAATACTTTCTGATGTCTGCAATGCTTTTACTAGCGAACGAAACACCGGCCTTAGCAGATGAATGCAAAGGGGTAGTAACTCAAGACATTCCCGATAATTCATATGATGGGAAAGCGGGCACCATCATTGAGCAACTACACGAATATGAAGGCAAGCCTGATGGAACCCCCCTCACCTATGCCGTGCATGGTGGCGGAGTTTATCCAGCAGACCACATTAGAATATTGAACTGCACAATTCATAAAATATCGACAGATCCCTATTATGAATTGAAGCTTAATAATACATCGGAAAACGCTGATGATATTATTATGCAGAAAGCAGAAGCGCAGCTTTTGCAGATGGGCATGGATAACGCAGACGCAAGCAATGCCGCTTACGCCTATGCTAAGTCGCCTGATACAGCGTGTGGCAAAATGGCCGCCAGAGCCATTAACGGTGATCAATCTGCGGCATCGTTAATACTTTCCGGCGGCATATGCCCGTAAGCACAAATTAGGTCAGCCGTATATTGGCCTGACGCGCCCTAAAGGTCACGCTATCAAAGGCACTCCGCGCCTCTCTGGCAATGGCTTTTGGGTCGCTATTGGGCGCATGTATATTGAAGTTATTGGTGATCGTATTGCTCGTATCACCAGAACTTCCAGATGGCGTGGGGGCATTTATTGAAGCCCTCATGCTATCCATGTAACGAGACAAGCTGCCTCCGCCAGCGGCTGGTTGTGGAGATGCAGATGGAGTTAGTGGCCCGTTAGAAAGCGCCGCCCCCACAACGCTATTGGGAGATGCAAGATAATCCGCTAGCGCGCCTCGCTTCGCAATCTCTCCGCTAACATCCTTTGGCCTCTCAAAATAACTTGAAACAATAGCTGCGGCCACTCCTGCATTATTAGCCTGCCTTAGTAGATCGCCTGCCCTTTTTTCCGTATGGGTAAGCTCCCAATTAGCAAAGTCCATTTGCTCTCGCATGGCCGCTTCTTTGTCATGTACAGACTGCATGGTGTGGCCATACAATTTTGCGTACGCAGCCTGCCTATCGGGATGCCATTGCATCAGCCCATAAGCTACTCCATTAACCGCCATTGGGTTTAAGCTGCTTTCAGTCATCGCATTTGCAAGTAACCCCGTAGCCTGCTCCTTACTCCACCCACTCGCCATCGCCATATTCGTAAACTTAATCATGGCGGCAGGGTCAGCGCCTTTCAACACTTTCTGAGCGCCCTGCGTGGCATATGACCTACCTAGGCCAAAGTGTGAGGCAAAATTATCTAACGCCGATGCACCCGGAATATGCTTGTCTATCCACGTTCCCAAATCATCATTGGGATCGAGATATTTTAATGCTTCGTGAGCGCCTGCCGCAGCTAACAGCTTGGAAAGCGTTCCCAGCCCGGCCCCAGAAGCGGCAGCCAATGTCCGCACATTCGCCAAAACTTCAAAAAATTTCTTACCAACCCAAAGGTCAAATAAGATCTTTGCAACATCTGTCCACCCCCCAACAGCCTTAGCCGCGCTGTCAGCATCCGTGGCAAATCCCTCAACACGCTTCTCGATATCTGCCCAGTCTATCCCCTTGAGATAATCCCACCAGCGTTTCAGTTCATCGCCCACGCCCTTCCAGTCCACATGTTCGATGGCATCACCAAAACGGGTGACATACTGGTCGATATCCTGCCGCAGCCAGCCTTGGTTCTTATCAATCACGCCGCCAATCAGCGTCATCAGATGATGCACTTCCGGACTCAGATCGGTCATGATCGAACGACCGAAGGATTCAGACTGCGCCGTCAGCTTCGTCCAGTCGGCCAGAAGCTGCCCGGATGCGCGGCTGTCTCGCTCCGTGGGCTCATACTGCTTGAGGGATTTATACAGCGCCTCAATACGCTTGGGGCCAAGCTCCAGCATATTGATGGCGCCCTGCGAGAACCCCGCCTGCCCTGCCAGCGTAGAGAAAAGCTGCGGGCCAAGACGCTGTGCCGCGCGTGCCATATCCGGCAAGAGCGCATTGAAATCACGCAGCCTGCCATGAGCATCTTCCAGCCGCACGCCCATCTGCCCGAAGGCCATGCCCAGATTGCGGCGACCATCAATGGTCTGGAATTGCGAGACAAGAGAACCAAGGCTGGAGGACATATCGGACGCACTGCCGCCCGCTGCTTCCGCAACCTTCTGCCAGGTTGTCAGCGAGTTGACTGACGTGCCAAGGTTTTTGGCAAGCTGGCCAGCCGCCACGTTGCTGGCCGTGGAGTCGGACACGAACGCCTTAAGCGCCTTACCGCCCGTCAGCACAGCAAGGAAGGCCAGAGCATTGCGCTCAAGGTGCCGGAAAGAGTCTGCTGCCGTGTCCGTGGCTTTGGAGACGCCAGCGCTCATCTTCCCTGCGCCAGACGTCACATTCCCGAACAGCGTTTGAACCTGCTGCGCGCCTTTTTTCAGCGCCTTCGGGTCAAGCCCAAGCTCGACCACAAGGGCGTCAACTACAGTTGCCATGTTTCTTTCCTACTGAGGACAGTAGATTCTTATGTTTGGGGAGGCGGTACAAGGGTTGTGAGGCCGCGTGGTCAGGGGAATGATGTGGGTAGGCTCCCAAATTTGCCTTCTCACGAGACTTCGCTTAAGAAGCCACCGTGCTAGATGAAACCCCGACATCTGACGAAGGATCTGGCAGCCCAATTTCTTCTGAGGCTTGCCTTCGTCTTCCTTGGCCAGACTGGTTCCCGCCTGTAACGATCCATTCCCCTTATGGAAGCAAATCTGTAAGTGGATTCGTGTATTGCAAGGACTCCGATGTAAATCGCGCTAAATCAATGGGCGATGTCGACGCGGAAATCTCACAGAAGGGTTGTACATCGGATTAGATTATGAAAAAGTCTGTTTTGCACAAAAGAAATTTCCATAATCATCAAGAAAACCCGATGCAGACAGAGTGTAGCGCAGGCGCGTATGAGTTTCCAGCCTCCTGTGGACGGCGTGTTGTGGCCCGTTTTGACGGGGGTCGCATGAGTTCGGATGGGGGCGTCATTCTGGTGAAGCAGGCTGATGACATTCTGGGTCTCAGCCGCCGCTTTGCTGCCTGTTTTCGCGATAAGCGGCATCCCGGCTTTGTGGAATACCGGGTTGAAGACCTTGTCCGTCAGCGGATCATGGGCCTGGCACTGGGCTATGAAGATCTCAATGATCACGATGCCCTGCGGCATGACCTGATCTTTGGTCTGGCCTCGGGTCGTCTGTCAGGAGGCCGGGCAAACTGCGCAGCATTGGCTGGCAAATCTACACTGAACCGGTTGGAGCGCAGTGGGCACAAGGCAGATCGTTACTGTCGGATCATTGCTGATCATGAGGCCCTGGCTACCCTGTTCGTCACGCTCTTCCTTGACCAGCATGAGCACGCACCCGCCCGGATCGTTCTGGATGTGGATGCCACCGATGACCGTATCCATGGCCATCAGGAAGGCCGCGCCTTTCATGGATATTACGGCCATAACTGCTATCTTCCCCTGTATGTCTTCTGCGGGGACCATCTCCTCAGCGCTACCCTGCGCACGGCAGACAGGGACCCGGGGAAGGAAGCACTGGCAGACATCCGCCGGATCGTGGAGCAGATCAGGAGCCGTTGGCCTCGGGTGCGTATCCTGGTGCGTGGGGACAGCGGTTTCGCCCGGGACAGTCTGATGACATGGTGCGAAGACAACCACGTTGACTTCCTGTTCGGGCTTGCAGGCAACACCCGCCTGTATGACCGGATTGCCTCTTTGTCCGCTGAGGTTCGTGACGAAGCCGCCACGACAGGCAGAGCTGCGCGCGGTTTCGCCTCCTTTGACTGGATCACAAAGGACAGCTGGACGCGCCGCAGGCGGGTCGTGGCCAAGGCCGAATGGCGCCACGGCAACCGCTATCATCGCTTCATTGTCACCACGCTACCGCAGGGAATGTCCGACCCTCGCCATCTCTACGAACAGATTTACTGCGCACGCGGGGATATGGAAAACCGCATCAAGGAATGCCAGATGGATCTGTTCTCAGACAGGACCTCGTCCCACACCATCCGGGCCAACCAGCTCCGGCTGTGGTTCTCGGCCGCAGCCTATGTCCTGCTGACCGCTCTGCAAAGACTGGCCCTTGGCCAGACCAGCCTGGAGACGGCGACCTGTGGCACCATACGCGCACGACTGCTCAAAATCGCGACACGTGTAACGCTCAGCGTCCGTCGGATTGTCCTGTCCATGCCGGACATGTTCCCCTGTCAGCATGAATTCGCCCTCGCTCATGCACGATTGCGAAGGCTCCGGCAGGCCATCTGAAGAAACAGACAGTGCACAGACCACATAGCTTCCACCAACACTGCCTTCTCAGGCCGTGACACCCTCACTGCGTTCAGAACCCGCCGCCAGAAGCAGAATATCGTCAATATTCCAGATCGGGCTCCTGTGGTATGACTGAATTCTACAAAATGACCCGAAATTGCCTCAAGTGTGAGAAATCCGCGTCGAACGAATATCCACGGGCAGACGCATCAGCCAGCCATTGGCGCACGCAATCTGCCCGAACCATCGAACGGGCCGGATTATTGCCCGTGGCGGCAATCACATCCTCGGCCAGTTCCTGCCACCGGTCGGCAATCGGTTTTTCGGTCGGCGCGTCATGCGCGTTACAACCTACATCCGAACGTAGTGAGGATATACTCTCCCTCTCCCTCTCCCTTGCATTGCCGCGGGATATGCCACGGCATTCATCTGGCATTGCCGTTTCATCATCTCCGGCATTGCCAATGCTACTTTTTTCCTTATTCCAGCGCTTTGCCGCGCGAGCCTTTTGAGCAAGACGGGCTTTCCATGCATGGCGCGCTTTTTCAGAAATTACAGGATGATATAAGCGCCCATCGGAACACTTTACCCAGCCCTTCAGTGCCATGGCGCGGATCTTCTTCCAGCGCGTACCAGCCCCGGATAGATGAGATAGAACCCTATCGTCATCTGGCAGGCTAGCCGCAGGTAGTTGAATCCACGACTTGCACCAGAGAGCAACTGCGGCCTTAAATTCGTCACCTGAGGATATAGCGAACAGATCACTATCAATCAGCCGCACTACATCAAGTGGCATAAATGGCAGACCACGCAAATCGCAATCTGCTGGCGTTAGCGGGTCAGGCATGATACAGAAACTCTCAGCCATGTCTTGTCACCTCAAGAATTGGTCAGAAGGCCGCTGGTTCGGGGGAACCGGGCGGCCTTCGTCATGTTAGCAGGGTTGCGCCCCGTTGGGTACGGGGTCGCAGGTGAAAAATTACTGATAATCACGGCAATATCTCCGTAATCGTCACCACTGTTTTTTGGTCGCATAAACGGCTTTTGACAGCGCGGATATCGAACGTGGCATATTCCGGCCCATCGTCCACAATGAAGCCCAGACCACGTTTATTCCGCACACGCTGGCGGGCTCCCGGCTTCCTTACATTGAGCAACTTTGGTGTAGTCAGGGTATCAATCAGGAACTTGGCCCCACCCTGTACGCCGTCATGATCCGGCGTGCCACAGGAATGACGCTCAATAGATACATGCGCTTTCTGAAATGGCTCAGGAACGCGCATGTTAACAGTCGCGCAGGCAACAGCGCGGGCCATCTTCTGGCGCATCCGTGTAAGCGCAAAACGGCTTTGGCCTATGCTGTGGTTTAGCAGCGGATAGGGCTCAGGAAGTTCAAAGCGAATTACCCTCACGCGAACCGTCCTGCGCCATCACGGCGGCGGCCAAGGCGCAACGCATTGTTCTGCAAACGGAGCTGCCGGTTTTCTTCACGTAATCTGATGTTTTCAGCATTCCGGCGCGTGACAGCTTCCAGAAAGCGGGCATTTTCTGCCCGCAGTCGAGTGTTCTCACGCTGGAGTTTGGCGTCTGGGGATAGGAGCGTTTTCAGCATGACCTAAAATCCTAAAGCGCGGCGATAGATATCAAGCAGCGTTTCTTCTTCCTCCACATCCGCAGGCTCTTGCTTGCGAAGGCGGATGATCTGGCGGATAACTTTCACGTTGAAGCCAGCGGACTTTGCTTCTGTAAAGATATCCTTAATGTCTCCGGCCAAAGCCTTGCGCTCTTCTTCCAGTCTTTCGGCTCTTTCTATGATGGAGCGCAGGCGATCAGCGGCAATGCCACCAACTGCCGGGTCATTGCTGTTGTAGCCTGCCATTTCTGTTGTGTTCATCGGTTCATTCCTCTTTTTGCAGGCACACACATCGGCACAACGATGTAGCCAAGGGCGTTGATAATGCTTTCTGGTATGTCGCGTTTGTGCGACAGGACTTCCGAAACAACCGAGCGGGAAACACCAGTTTTACGTGACCACGCACTTTGACCACCGGCCAGTTCAACCGCATCGGCTAAACGGCTACGGATTTCGGATACTGGGAATGGGGTCATTTCTTCAATTCTTCCCTAGCCGCCTTCAACGCGCGGTCCATTTTGTCCGCCCATGTGTCCCAATCAAACCAAGACACGTGCACCCATGTTACGTGGACGGATGGAGGCGGTCCGCTGTGTGTTCGGAACCATGCGAAACGGCAGAGCCTGAGTCTAATCCACGGCATTTCTCTCCTTCGCGCTCTTTGCGGCGCTGCTGAACGAGCGCATTCACTTCGTCAGCGATAGAGTCACAGGAGGCCATCAGCTCAATAAGCGCCTCAGCATCGGGCGCATTGGTTCCTGATAGCCAGTTACGCGCGGCCCTCGGCGTTTTCAGCGCAGAACGGGCCAGCATTTCTGCCGCAAATCGGAAAGGCTCAAACTCGCGTTTGATCATATTCAAGAGCCTGTCACGGACAGGCGTATGTACGGCGCCCATCATTTGCGGAAACTTTCGGTCATTTTTTGACTGTTTAAGGGCGTGAATTGCCCGATCATTCCACATCGTTTTCCTCCATTCTCCGTTTTGTGAGAACGGGAGATCGGAGAAACGATGAAGAAGGAGACTGAATTCGGAACTGTAGAATGTGGGGGCACATACTCCCCCGATTTGCTGAACGCCTGCGATGCCGCGCCAGATATCCCGCACGGCACACCGTTCCTCTGGAACGCCATTGTGCGCAGCGCGATCATCTGGGCACAGCTCAACCCCCACGCCACCATCAGGCAGCGCGTTCTTTTGCTACAGGACGTAGCCGACAAGCTGGGGGTTGATGCGGCATGCATTGGGTGAGTTACCCGCGCGCAACATTTGTATCTGGCATGCGCCATTTCTCAAGGCCACGCCATAAGCCTTGCATAACGATGGGATGGCCTGTCGGGAGAGCATTCCCATTGTTTTTGCGTATAAGAAACATTTCTTCAGAGTTCGGGCTTTCCTGCCGCGGCTCGTCACTGCTTGCACGTCGGATAATCTGCCTTACAGATTCCATGCACATGCAAAAATGATATCCAATTTCCCGAAGGGATAACCCTGATTTTCTTAGAAGATAGATACGCTGGAGAATTTGCGGGGTTAATTTCCCCCTCGGGCACGCAAGCTCTTTTGCATCTTTATAATAATACGAAGTGAGATGATGCTTTGTAATCCCAATTTCGTTTGCAATTTCCTGCGCAGTTAGGCCGCGCTGTATCAAGGGAACGATAAGAGAAATGGTGTCCTTTTTAGTGCGTACGTTTGTTTTCCGCAGATTGCCCATGTTCTCGGCCAAACGTGCGCGACGGATGCGCATCCCCTCTTCGCTCAATGTGACTGGAGAATTCGGAGACGATGCTCGCGACTGGCATGAGGATTTGGAGCGTCCGATCACTCCAGCAATCGCATCCCAGCTTTTGCCTGCATTGGCTAAGGTTTCCAGTTTCGCGTCTTCTTCGGGCGTCCATGGTTTGGGTTTGCTCATCACACACCCTCCCCGTCCGTACGGGTATGCGTACAAGGCCGCATGACTGGCTGGGTGTCTGGGGCTACCGTTTCAGTGCGTGAGGGAGTCGTAACCTCCCCCACGCTTTCACCATCTTTTGGAGAGGATGAATTCGATGGCGCTTGAAAAGCCGCACCCAAACCAGTCTGTTCTTGAGAGGATGCATCTTGAAATGGCAAAGCAGACAGCAACCCTTCAGAGGATTGAGAAACTGTTGAGGGAACTGGTGCAGGAAGAAGCCAATTAAGGAGTTCTTCGGCCTCGGCAATGCGATCTACCATAAAGCCGGGGCCAGTTTGCATAAGGGCCCATGCACGCTGATCCTCTTTCGTCATATTATGGATTGATTCAGCAACGTAACTCATCGCGTAGCCTCCTGTGCTGGGGTGCGTTCCACCGCCCGCGGCCATGCGCAATCATCTGGCCAATTGGAAGCAAACCACTCGACCGCCCGCGAATAATTGCGTGTCGTTATGTCACCACCACTACGAATACGAGGGATTGTGCGACTATTCTTGAAGATGATCCCTGAAACCGTTGCGTCCGAAATACTACGCGCAGCGCAGTAGCAATCGGTCAGCTTCAGTAGGCGCTGTGTAAGTTCCATAACGACTATATGCGGTATTATTACCGTATTCGTCAACAGGAAATGCGGTCACTTTACCGCGTGAAGAAAGGCCTTGAATGCGGCAATTTCACCGCATGGACATTCAAGAGTTTATTCGACGCTATGATTCTGCGCTTAAAGCCGCTGGTTTAAGCAATAGAAGAGCGACGGAACTGGCTGGCGTAAAGGAAGACACCACCAGAAATCCTCGACGCAAAGGAACCTCCCCAGATATTCTGGCGGTGGTTAAATTGGCGCATGTCTTAAATGTTGCCCCGTCATATTTCCTAGAGCCTCTTGGGATTACGGCTGAGACACTTGGGTTGAATGTCCAGCCTCCTGATAATGCGCCTCATAATGACGAGGAGATCGCTCTTCTTCAGATCTGGCGCAGAATGGACGAGGAGCAACGTAGGTCGTGGCTTCTCTTGCTTGAGCATAAGCTCAGCTCCGATGTCGCCTAACTCCTCGTCAGTGATTCTGTGTGCCTGTACCATGTGGCGAGTATGTCAGAACGAAACGTGAACATCAAGACTAACTGCTTTAGTTTGGATCCTCCATGAATTTACGAAGAGTTGAAACAAGGCGCGCAATAACCAGGCGCTGGTGTTCACGTATCCTGTTTGCTGCAAATGTGCTTTTATTTGGAGTAATCGCCATCTTCTTTTCTTACCATCGAGCGGCATTCGATGGAGATTGGAATGGACCAACGGTAGCTACAATGGCCTTGACAGCGGCTACCATAGTAATGGCCGCTGTAACGTTAATGGTTGGCATTATCGCCATATGGGGATACGCAACGCTCCGCGAGCAGGCTGAAAATATAGCTAGGGAAACTGCGCAGGACGCTGTAGATGAAATGAGACGTCAAATAGCGTTGCTTTCCATAGGAACGCCACCAAATAATAATGACGATGACGATGAATCTGAGACGCTTGGGTACGGGGGAGGATAGTTGATGTTGCCGAAAATCAATGTTGAGCTTGGCCTCACTCCTTTTGACATTGTGGATAAATTTAAGAATACCGCGCCAGTTGATCTTGTCGGAATGGCGCGCGCCCTCAACATCAATGTGGATCTTAATGCCTCATTCAAAGACCCCAATACTTCCGGCTCAATTCGTCGACTTCGGGATGGCTCTTACTTGATATCGGTTAATAAGGATCACTCACCTAACAGGAAGCGGTTCACTATTGCCCACGAAATCTCCCATTTTCTCCTGCATAAAGACATTATTGACCAGCGCGGCCTGGTTGATGATGCCATGTACCGCAGTGGAGCATCCAGAAACGAAGAGTTTCAGGCGAATAGATTGGCAGCTGAGCTTCTTATGCCGGAAGGTCTGGTAAAATCATTCTGCAAAGCAGGCCTGACTAAACCTTCTTTGATTGCAAGGGTCTTTGGTGCTTCAGAGGAGGCAGCGAGAATCAGGCTGGCTCAGTTAGGTTATTAATCATTTCATATTATGTGCCGACCTAACCAGCCGGGATTCTTTTGCCCAATCCCTGCCCTTTTCTCGCCCAAGCACGGGCAAAGTCACCTGCCAACCTCCTCTTATCCAATAAGAGGACAAGGCCAGATGAAACGCATTTCTTACTACGTGATTGACATTACCAGGCAGGCTTTCTCGCTCCTGTCTGTGTCCAAATGGTTCGGCGTGGAGCGCATGATGGCTTACGCTCCACGGCATTAAAATAGCCTTGCTATAAGGCCAGCAGTTAAGGCCATTTTGTCCTTGCTAGATAATTTTATCCTTGGCGAATAAGCCTTGCTAAAGGATAAAATGGCCTTGCCCGGTTTCATGCCGGGATATTTTTTATACTATATGCGGTATTTTTACCGTTGACATAGACGGTATTTTTACCGCACATTCGCTTCATCACGAACGAAAGGTGATGGGCGATGAACGCTTCTCTCTCAATTCTCGGAACGAAGATACGGCAGGATGCGGAAGGCCGGTTCTGCCTGAACGACTGCCATAAGGCAGCAACCGCTGCGGGCCATGATTATAAGGCTACGCAGGTCGAGCACTTTACGCGCAATGCATCAACGGAAGGCCTCATTCAGGAACTCCTCAAAAATGGGGAATTAGAATTTGAGCCTGTTTCTTCCAAGGCTGGCCGATACGGCGGGACCTACGCGGTAAAAGAACTAGTCTACGCCTACGCCATGTGGATCAGCCCAGCGTTCCACCTCACTGTCATTCGCGCTTTTGACGCACTGGTAACGGGCCAGATCGCTGCACCCGCACTAAGCGAACAGGAAATTGTCGCTCAGGCGCTACAGATCACTGTCCGGCAGGTCGAAGAACTGAAGGCAGAGAATGCCATCCTCGCCCCCAAGGCGGAAGTAGCTGAGAAGATCGCAGACAGTGATGGCCTCTACACGCTGAACCTGTCCGCTAAAGCCGCGCAGATGCCCTTGAGCCAGTTCACACGCGCAGCACATGCAAACGGCTTCATCTTCAAACAGAACGGAAAATGGAACGCCTACTCCGACAAGGTGAAGGCTGGATATTGCTACGTAAAGTTTCACCCATACCGCGACCGTGACGGCGATGAGCGCTTTAGCCCGCAGGTGTTTTTCACACCAAAGGGCATTACGCGCCTCGTCAAAATATCTGGCCAGCACTGAGGGTAAAGCAAATGAACACTCTCCAAAACAAAGAATGGCCAGAACGCATCGGAAGCGGTGCGCGGGATGTATGCGACTGGTTGCAGTTTACGGCGCTGGGGCAGTTGCTCTGTCTGGCTGTGTTTTTCTACGGCCTGTTCGCACTCATCGTTCTCACGGAGCCGGGCCGCAAAATAGCTGAATATCTGATCGAGCTAGTTGTCATGATCGGCTGCAATCTGTTCGGCGCTCCCTACCCCTACTGATGCCGCAATGTTTCCCGCTGTCCGCAGCGGGTTGCATGGCCGCATTGGCCGAATGTTTCTCCACGCTAGGAGTAGAAAATGGCTTACACAAACAAGGCGTACGCAAACGCCGTGCGTGATGGCATGTTTAATACGGACAATGTTCCGGAGCATGTATCGCGTGAAATCCGCGGATATGAAGCGGCAATAGACCATCACTACCAGATCATCACGCGCATGCAGCGGGATGAATTTTCAGACCGTGATTTTGCAGACACGATGATCGAATACTCAGAAGAGGCTATCGATAATATGGTCTGCGCTGTGCGTGAACTGCGCGAAAAGCGGAAGGAAAGCATTAAGTCTGCCGCCCTGTCACATAATGACGACATGCGCAAAGTTGCGGAGTGCGCGGCATGATCACCCTCTCCCACAACGAAGCCCAGCGCGTCATTACCAACCTGCAAGCAGCAGAGCAGATCATCATGGGCGAAATGAAGCACGTCCCTGCCCTTGGTGAGCAATGGAGTAACCTGCTGGATGCACAAGTAAAGATCAGAACGCAGGTGAATTGGCTCACGGCTATGCTGGGAACTGATACGGCTCCAGTCATTGCTGATCGCGTGCTGGAGGCAGCGTGATGTCCCTAAAAATCTACAAGGATCTGGAGCAAGGAACGGATGAATGGTTTCAGGCGCGTTGTGGAGTATTAACCGCAAGCCTAATTGGTAAGCTACTCACCAAGACTTGCTCTGCCATTGCAAAGAACGATACGGCCGAGCGCGTCATTCTGGACATTCTGGGCCAGCGCGTAAATGGAATTGGAGACGAAAGCTTCCAGACCTTTGCAATGCAGCGCGGCCATGAAGACGAAATGGAGGCGAAGATCCTCTATTCCAAGCATGTCGCACCTGTATCCGAAATTGGCTTTATGACGAATGATAAATGGGGATTCACCCTTGGTTATTCGCCAGACGGACTTGTGGGTGAAGACGGTCTGATTGAATGCAAGTCACGGCTTTCAGGACTGCAAATGCAGACAATCTGCTCCCAGAACGTGCCTATCGAATACATGCCCCAGATACAGACCGGCTTAATGGTCTCTGGTAGGCGCTGGCTAGACTTCATCAGCTTCCCTGCCCTTGGCGGCGGAAAGATGATGGTCAAACGTGTTTACTCAGACCCGAAGTTTCAGGCGCTTCTGCTGGATGCAGCTGCACACCTCGAAGCCAAGATCAAAAGCTATCAGGCCGAATATGAAGCCGCCCTACATAACCCAGACCTTCGCCTGATCGACACGGAACGGCGGGAAAACCCTGAGGAGATCATGGTATAATGGTCGATCTATCAAAAACCATCATTGCCAAGTCAGATCAGCTTAACGCAGATGATCTGCTAGGCGGTCCGATTACGATTACCATTGAGGACGTAAAGCAGGGCAATGCTGACCAGCCTATCGCTGTGCTTTACAAAGGATGCAACGGTAAGCCATGGTATCCATGCAAATCCATGCGCCGCGTTCTGGTGGCTATCTGGGGCAATGATGGGAAAACATATGCAGGAAAATCCTGCACGCTCTACCGTGACCCAGAAGTAAAGTTCGGCGGCATTAAAGTGGGCGGCATTCGTGTCAGCCATATGAGCAATATTGACGAAAATGTTGCTCTTGGCCTGCAAGTTACGCGTGGAAGCAAGAGGCTTTACACCGTCAAGCCGTTGCGGATTGAGAAGCCACAACCTCCAGCAGACCTGCAAGAGCGCTCCCAGCGCGCAATAGCGGCAATAAACAATGCGGCTGATGTTGCAGCTCTCCAAAAGATCACAGGTTCGAACAATTACCGGCTTTTACTCTCCCAGCTTGACCAGTTCGATGCTGCGCAATCCAAAAATGTCAAACAGGCCGCCTCTGGTAAAGCGAGCGCCCTTAATGAAGGAGAGTTCGCATGATCCTCTTTTTTGATACGGAGACTACAGGCCTACCCGACCGGTACACTCCCCTCAATTCCGACCGGCAGCCGCATTGCGTGCAACTTGCAGCCCTGCTCACGGAAGACGATGGAACGGAACGTGCAAGCCTGAACCTGATCGTTCACCCTGATGGGTGGACGATACCGGAAGCCGCAGCAAAGGTTCATGGCATCACAACAGAAATGGCACAGCGTTGCGGTGTGCGTGAAGCAATCGCAGCGGCGGCCTTCTATGATCTGACCAAAAAGGCCGATCTTCTAGTCGCGCACAATATCAAATTCGATGTGCAGATCATCGATATTATGTTTGCGCGTGTGCCGCGTGGCTGGCGTCTGCTGGGCGAGAAGTTCTGCACGATGGATGCAGCCTCCCCGCTGGTGAACCTGCCGCCGACAGAACGCATGATCGCTGCTGGCATCGACAAGCCCAAAGCACCAAAACTGGAAGAATGCATCAAGCACTTCTTCAATGAAGAACTCAAAGGCGCACACGATGCCATGGTGGATGTTCGGGCATGCGCTCGTCTGTTCTTCTATCTGCGCGATGTGGAAGGAGGCGGGAATGGGTGAGACGCTGCCTGATCTTATGACCATCAAAGACGTCTTATCTCGCCTCAAGGGCAGAATAGGACGATCAAAGCTGGTCAAGCACCTAAATGAAACGCCCGAATACAATGGCGGACCCACGCATAGAAAGTGGGGAGCCAAGTATCTTTTTTCTGCTCAGGATTATGAAAGGCTCATTGAGAGCATAGAATGCCCCTCAAGCTCGTCAAAACACCAAAATCGAAAAACCTGTATATCCGCGGCACTGTCTCCGGCAAAAGCGTATTCGAAAGCACTGGCACGTCTGACAGAAAACTCGCAGAGGAAATCAGGCGCAAGCGCGAGGCCGAACTCTGGAATGAAACGATTTATGGAAAACGCGCAGTCATAACATTTGCAGAGGCTGTAACGGCTTATATTGATGATAAGCCCAGATCACCTGCTACCAATCGTTATCTTCTGCGCCTCCTGAAGCATTTCGGAACCTGCAAGCTCACAGACATTAATCAGCAATCCTTAAGGGGTGCTTACAAAGCGGTTCTGCAAGATGGTGAGAATGCCAGCCCATCTACTAAAAAGCGGGCAGTGCGTACGCCATTACAAGCTGTTTTGGAGTTTGGGGCAACGCAAGGCTGGTGCGATAGGCCAGCCTTTGCGCCCATTTCCATAAAGGTAAAACCCAAGAAGTTTTTGAGGCCAGAAGAGGCAACACGCTTAGTGGAAAATGCAGCGCCTCATCTTCAACCCTTATTTGTTTTCCTTCTGGGAACCGGATGCCGTATGTCCGAAGCACTGGATTTGGAATGGAGGGATGTTGATCTTTGGGGGAAACGGGCTGTCGTCTGGCAAAAGCAGGGACGCCAACGCCATGTGGATTTGCCGCCAGTGGTTATAAAATGGCTCAAAACTATTGAATGGCGCGATGGCCATGTATTCCGGCCAGTAAAGATTACCCGCAAAGGCCCTGATGTCGGGGAGCGTTACCATGATTCCGGTCGGCAATACGGTGGCCAAATTAAAAGCGGATGGTCTGGAGCCTGCCGCCGTGCGGGACTGCCAGGGCGCATCAGGGAATGGATCCCTAAAGGGGGAAAGAAGCCGAAAGAGTGGTTTGTGCCCGATTATACTCCGCACGCTCTACGTCACACTTGGGCTTCGTGGCACTACTGCGTTCATAGAGATATCATCAAGCTTCAAACCGAAGGCGATTGGAGCGACATCAAGACCGTACTGATCTACGCCAAGTTAATGCCGGAAGCCTATAAAGAGCAGATTGAAGAGTGGTGGAGAATCGGACCAGCCGTAGGAAACTGTCCCTAA